GCACCTTCTTCAAGCAGACAACCCCAAGGGGATGAACTTATTGCTTTCTTAAATTTACTTGAGAACAAAATGACTCGTTCCTCCTTCGACAGATACAGACAACTTACCATTGACATTGTTTCTGTTTTGTTACATCTTCGCACACTATTATCATCCGCCGAGTCTTGGCAGACTCGTTCCCTCGCTTTCACAGTCTCTGCCAACCAGCTGTACAACCTTCTTACACACAGCAGGTATTTCCTTTTTGAAGCTTCCAAAATCTTGGGTCATATTAAAGATACCCTTGATAACGTTCGCTCCGCTACCACTAACATCGGCATCGTCACACATTCCTCTCCTTTTGACGACGCCCCTAGTATTCTTAAGAAACTCTGGGAACATTTTGCTTCATGGATTACTACTAAAACACTTTCATCTTTAGTTGTCACTTCTTTCCGTACCATGTTTAGCGAAAAACTTTCCTCTGATTTTCCTGGGAATCACTTGTTTTCATCCCTTGCCGAAGAGTTATCTATTTCCGTTTCTAGAGAACTCACGTCTATGAGCCGCGGGAGCCTTAAGACGATTCCTTCTATCCTGTTTAGTCTCTTCCATACTGCTTCTATGTGGCTTAAGAAGCAGCTTGGATTTGAGACTGAAGAGACCCTTCAACTCAATACTCAGTACGTCCACCTCAATAAGATTTGTGAAATCTTTACTACTGATGGTGTTGAGAACATGGAGCCAAGACTCAGCCACCTTCATCCCGCTTGCCCTTGGGTTAAGGAAACCTTTCGATCCAACGATATTGAAGGCGTCCGAAACCTTATTATGTCTAAGACTAATTCCCTCATATCTGACATAACCGCAGTCGTTGATAGCCGCATCGACAGTGATTCCTTCTCAGTTCTTGCCAGCATAGCGACCTGGAAGAATATCCTAGCCTCGCTCGAACAGATCAGAGTTCAAGTGAGAGGAGCTAAGGCCGATTCCTCTTCCACTTGTGGAGCCATTACTATCATTGGTGCTCCTGGCGTCGGCAAGACTATTACCTCTGAATCCATGCAGTTGGCTTTTATGCAAGGGAAAGATTTGGCTACCACCGGTAGATTAAACCATTCTTTTAAAGAGTATTGGTCCCTCATATTTACCTGGGCTAAGAACGACGTTAAGTACTCTGCTAAACACGCCGCTTGGTGCCTTACCGTTAATGAGGTTGGCTCTACCTCTGAAGCTAAGAAGGCACAGACTCCGGCTTCTGAGATGTCTTGTCCACAGTCAGACTATCCTTTGTTTATCATGGAGAATACCGGCAACGGCGGTAATATGCGTATCGATGGCGCTGCAATTAAGGACAAGGGCAAGTATCTTCATATAGGCCAGATTGTTGGCACTTGCAATTCCACTGATTTTTGGCACCACATGAACAACCCTGAAGCCCTTAACCGACGTAATACTACTATGCTCGCTGCGGTCAATCCCCTCTTCTCTTCTCGTCAGAATGAGGTCAAAGTTGATCATCGAGTTTGCCATGAGAACCGCCAGGACGGATCATTTGGCATGTGCCAACTCATTTACACCAGTTGTTACTCGCCCACTGGCGTTTCGAAAGGTGTTCGCACCGGTATGTGGGATCCTACAGCTTCTCAGACGTCTAAAGTCATTCATTTCCCAAGCTCAGACCCTGGTCCCAATAAGTCAGCTCTTTCGTCACTTTATAGAGGGTTTTTGTACTCTTTTGTTGGCGACGCTCTTGTTACTTCTCACCACGCTGAGACCTTACTCTCTGACTTCTCGAAACCCATTTCCCATCCTCTCTCTACAGACCTATTCCGTATGGTTAATCAGGCAGAGTCTAGAGAGAAGAAAATTGATGGTGATTCTATTACGTATAACATCTTTGATGCCCTCACCGCTCACTCATTCATGCTCGTCTCTTCTACTACTACTCAGTCTGTTATTGACAGGTACCGTGATAATCGTC